ATGAATCCGTTTAACGCCATTACTTTTGCTGCATTGTGCGGGCCTCTGGCTTGTCCTGCTGCTATGGCGCAGGAGTTCATCATCCAGCCAGCCCCTGTGATTGCTAAACCTTTTGAGTACTCTCCTTCTGTTGAGGAATTCTCACGCAAAATGGAAGAGGGTAAGGAGATCTTGCAAAAGTTAACAATTGCAGCAGATGACTACTATATCTGTTTGATTGATCTTAATAGCCAAGATGCTCGCGAGTTTGTTTCCAAAAACGGGACAGATACGACAGAGGCATGCGAAATGTTCCTGCGTGCTTTTGAAGAAGAAGTGAAGCGTACAATTGAATCGCCTCTACCTGAATTTATCAGGTCAGAACTGAAGGTTTACTGGCGTCATATTGCTAAAGCTCGCTCATCTGTCACTCGCCTTAACAATTACATAAAGAGCATATTTAAAGAAACTGTTACTTTTAGCGGGCGCGCGGATCTTGCTGGAATTGCAGCACTAGCTAGTCACACATCAAATAAGCTAAAATCGATGCAATTTCACTAACCGATAGCGGACGGCCATGCATCTAGAAGTCTCTATTAATCCAGAAACTAGAGCTGAATTTTTTGATGAAGTTTTTCTCAAATTCCCGGAGCTAGAGTCTTCTATCATTGATGATTTCAAGAGATACAAAGCAACCGGTGAGCTTCCGCACTATTTCGGTAGGGACGTTGCGTATACTCAGCCTTATGGTGCTTTTCGGGCTGGGTTGATGCATATCCATCTTTGTCTACCGCCAAACAAGTTTCCCGAGAAACTTCCACAACCGGATAGGGTCTGCAAGAAAGGTGATCCTGATAATGATGCTTGTCTTGTGTATGTCCAAGGTGAGCTTTATGAGAATAAATATTCACTCATTGCTATTATGTATCCCGATGCACATGAAAAAGCAAGAAAACATGATGTGATGAGCTATCTGGCGCGAATTGCCCAGAATTATAAAGATGAAAACTAACCCGCCGAAGCGGGTTTTTTGTGAGATTAGTTATTTATTTTCCTATTTGTTCTTACCCTCTCCCATTCAATTCTGCCTTCTTCACGCCGTTTATCTATATATTCAGCAAGATCCTGAATGTTGATGCAGCGCTTTGCTTTCTGTGATGTACCAACACGATAAGTCGGGATCGGCAACTGGCATGCATTTGCTTTCGCTTCTGCTGTGTTAGGGCTCATACCGAAATACTTTTGGCATACAGCTGACAGCTCAATGTTTGGGGTATTGAATTCAGCCATCAGTAAAAACAAGGTGTTCATAATTTTCTCCATCAAAACCGGCTGCACCCGGGAAAATCATAATTCTGTGCTGGTGGCAGGAATTAATTTCTGCCAGATAGCGGAAACATATTTTGCCTGATGACGGGCATCAGCCAGGGCGTTGTGCCGTTCGCCATCGAAAGGCATGTCCATTTTGGGGTCGAATCCGATGGAACGCCCAAGCGTAACGATCGTGCGTACATCGTGGTCATTCCAGTATGCCCACGGGCAGATTTGTCCTGCTCGCTCATAAGCTCCACGTAAAATTACGTTGTCTAAGGTGGCTCCGTTACCCCAGACTTTTAAATATTTCGTATTGTCTGCGTGCCGGTTAATGAAATGATTTAGTTCTGAGAGAGCATCGCTGATCGACAAAGTATCATCAATACAGATTGCAGCTCGTGCTTCAGGGCTTTGTTTCAACCACCACAGGATGGTATCGCCGTCAGGTGTAGCTCCTTGCCCCATAGCACTTTCCAGGCTAACAACCGTATAGAATTCTTGTCCGATGTCTCCGGTTTCTGGAGTGAAGAACACCGCGCCAATGGAAACGATCGGTGCATCCTTATTTTTCCCCATCGTCTCAAGGTCGATCATTAAGTTGTTCATCACTTCACCTCTTGTGATGGTTTTGCTGCAAAATACTCGATACCTTTATCCCAGATAGATTTTATGGTCGACCACGTGACTGGCACTTTAATTTCAATACGTCCGCTTCCGTCACAGGTATCGCAATCATCATCGCCAAAGCATTCCAGGCAGCTTATAAACGTAGTTTCTGAAAATTCACCGGATAGCGCCCCCTTAGCGCCGTTCTCGGCTGTTAGTCTCTTCGGCACCATAACCCAACCATCCGGAGTTACCGGAGAGTTGCCAGACAGTGCGTTCTGCAATCGTTCCAGCTTAACGTATTCCTGAACCCTGTTTCCGTCGCACGCCTGAAGCCATTGCACAGCCTTTTGCGCATCAGTGTGAAAGGCACAAGTGCGACCGTCATCAAATTGCATTTCGTAGAGGTCAGCAACCTGTTTAAACTGCGTTTGTGGCAACTTGTAAGCCTTGCTTGCAGGTACGGCACCATAGAGCATGGCAGCGCGGCAGGCGTTCCAGCCTTCATCAAAACCGACTATGCCATTATTTAAAGACGGACGAGCATCTGGCACCACCAGTACTGGCTTGGCTATATATAGCGGCTGAACATACCAGCCCATTGATAACCAACTGTCAGCAATGTTTTTGCTCCTGGTTATTGCCGGAATACCTAAGCCATTGTCTGAATGCAGCCATGCCACCGGCTCCTCTTCCAGCGATGCCAGAGCAATTTCATAAGCACGGCGCTCAATATCGTCTCGAACCTCTAGGCTGCTGATTCGTTCTTTGATTTCTTTAATCAGTTCTTTATTGGTAAATGTGGTCATTATGCTCCAGCCTCCGGCGCTTTGGGCATTACTGCCCAGTGAGTGATATTGAAGTTTTCAAGGTCCCCGACCTGAAATGTCCACTGCCATTCTCCGGTTTCTTTTTGTCCCCAGGTGTACCAGAGAGAACGCCAGCCAATCAGCCAGCCTTCTCCATTAGCATCAAATAACAGAACACTTTCATTTGCTGGTGGCAGTTCAGTTGACACTGGTATTATTTTGTTTTCCAGTGCCGCACATTTAGCTTCAAGCGCGTCGAATTTACGTACCAGGTACTCAGCATTTGTTTCGTTCACTTTCAGATCTCGCGGTACACATTTCCCGCGAAGAAACCCTTCCATTTCGAAAACATTCATGCGCATTTGCGTAACTCCGATAAATCGTTAAAACGTTCCATAAACATCCCGTAGGCATGGCCCGGTGCCAGTGGAATCACGTTGAACATCTCTGTTGCCGGGATGCCTTCCAGTACAGGCCAGAAAGAGCCATCATCAAGCCCGAGATCGCGGCGTTCGGTTGCCAGCATGATGAGATCGGCATATTTCACGGGTGTACTCATAACCGGGGGTAACCCGTATTTCTCACGGATTACGGCGTCTATTTTTTCTTCCATCCGTTTATAGTCAGGAAGAAGGCGTTTCAGTGGTGCGGGAATGTCCTGGCAATACGCTTCTGTTGCATCATGCATTAACGCTTCAAAAGCAAATTCCTGCGGCACCAGCTGGCTGCAAAGAACCGCATGTTGGGCGACGCTGTAGAAGTGCGAAAGATGACCGGCAAAGCGACAGATATTTGAAAGGGAAACCGCGATATCGTTAATATCGATGTCGTCTTTATTTATCCTGTCATAATAAAAATGCTTCCCAGAAAAAGTTTTGATAAATGACATTTTGTTCTCCACGTATATGCGCTGCACCGCGCTGAATTCTGGTAAAAAGAATCCCTCACCATCCGGCGATTATTGAGTAAATTACGTTTCCATAAATGCCCCCGCAGGGGCATTTGCAGTAATGAAATCAGGCGGTGAAAGTACCAATAAAGGTTTCTACTTTGCTGTCCTTGAATTTCTCAACAAGCAGATCACGAAATTCGTTAGCCATTTCTTCCTGCACCGCCTCCAGCTGAATAATGCGCAGAACCAGTACAGGACGATCGCCAGTGATAATGCTGAGGCGTAATTTAAACGGACGTTCTTTCAGACCTTCAAACGGAACGCATTTAAATTCAAATGCCACTGGCATAATGTCTTTGGTCTTCGCTTCGACAGACTCCATCAGGGAGCGTTTGCCGCTGAAGTCATTATCTTCAAAATCAGCGGTCTGGTTTGCTTCAATCGTGATTTTACGGACTGCCGCAGCCGCTTTTGTTGCCTGAATAGCGTCACCATTAGCATCAAAGCCCACAAGGTAGTCGGCCCAGTCTTCAATCCATTCTGCCAGTGACTTCTGGGAGTTACGCTCGCCGTTAACAGACAACAGGGCAGAGAACGGTGCTGTCTTTTTCAGTTTGAGAGTGGCGGTGTTATCTGCGTGACCTGGTTCATCAATAGTACCCAGGTTAAGTACACTGACGGCACGCATATTATCAGCATCGATAAAGCAGCGGGTGCCTTCATCTGCAAGATCTTTAGAATAACGGGTAAAGTCATCGATGCTGGCAGTGGAAAGCGCACCACGGAAACGGAAACGATTTAAATTAAATTTTTCCAGATCATGAATGCGGAAATTCTCAGGTAATGCCACAGCATCGGCACCAATCTTACTGATAATTTCATTAACACCCTGAGCAGAAATAAGGGCATGGATTTGATTAATTGCGGTTGCGTCTAAGTTCTGAGACATAATAAGTCCTCACTATATTAAAGATATTCAGTGATAAGATGAATAATTAGTTTATTAAAAACGATATTAACGACCTGCTGCGCGGAGTTTTCCGTCAGGTTCACCGGCAAGAGTCAGTAATTGTCCCTGGTCTTCCTGCAGAATAGTCAGGCGGCCACCGCGATTGACATACATCGGCGTTTCGGTGGTGTCTTCTTCGGAAATTTTCCCGCGGTTAGTCGGGCGAACATATGAGAGTTTGTGTTTGATTTTCACTCGGTTCTCATCAAACGGTTCGATTTCCAGGTTGAGCGAGACCTTACCTTTGGTTTTCGTGTTCATCACACCGGAAGCGACTTCACTGAGAACAGCGCCGATTTTGGTTTCAAATACGCCGCCGTCCAGCTCCCCGATAAATGCCTGCACATCAGTACTGCGTTAGCTAGCCATTTTGCTGCTCCTCATCATATCGACCCTGCAAGGTCGGTTGGTTTCTCCACAAAACAGAGAAGAACACCTGCGGTGGCAGCCGCCCGGATGGATTGGGTTATGAGCCCGTCGTCCGGTGATGCTCTTCTCTGTTTTGTAAAAAGAGCGGTACCAGCCGGAAGCAAGTGTACAAACTGGTACCGCCAAAGCAGTGGCTGTTGTGGTGGGGTTGTCACTCAGGCGTATGGTCAACCTGACAATCCGGTGTCCTCAACGGGGAAAGAGTAACCCCGCCATACTTACCGCCGCGCCATTTCGCGGATTACCACAACGCTGAGAGCACTTAGCCAGTTACGGCACCACACTTTGTCGCGGCTCCATAAATGCCCTCATCGTTGCACCCTGGTCTCTTCCCAGGTGTCAAACCGAACCGCCACGCTGGTTAGGCGTCTTATCAGCATCATCATTGACTTGCACATTCCGGCTACCTGGTTTGTTTGCCCGAGCAAGGAGTGAATTGTCCCCTTTAACGTCCCCAGACCGCTAACGACGCATGTGCCATACGCCGTGTTACAACCAAATTTTGTTTAATCTTGCCTGTTACATGTTTCTTTTAGATACATTATGTATCTCAAGGGTACATTGTCAAGTATAAAAAAACCTGCCGAAGCAGGTTATAAATATTGATTAGGCCTTTATTTTATATCTTCTTGGTTTTCCTGAGAAAATTACTGTACCAATTATAGAGCAATTACCGTTGATCTTAATGTAAGGTTCAGGCCAGTTTGGGTTTAATGCTTTGAGGTAACGCTGTGTTCCATCTTCTATCAACCGCTTAAAGGTGGTTTCGCCTGTATCGTGCATCAATGCAATAACGTCGTCACCGTGGCAGGCAGGGACTTCAGGATCTACAAAAATCATGTCTCCCGGGCGGTACTCATCAATCATTGAATCACCAATCACCCGCAAGATATAAGTCATTTCGCCACAGGGTACAGGGCAGGGATAAGTTTCTGCTGTGCTCAAATCAACCTCAGAATAGCCAACTTCTTTCCATGCTCCGGCCTGTACCCATGATATGACAGGGACTAACGTTATTTGTTTGTTAGTAATTGAAACATCAGGTTTTTTGTGATGTTTGTTGTCTGGTGTTCTTGATCAAGCCATCCGACAGGCAGGTCGAAACATTTTTCGATGTGCCGTGCCATGCTGTCACCGATATTTTTAGTAGCACCATCTCCCATAAACCTGCTGGTCTGGGTTGGCTCGCGATCAATCATGGTGGCAAAGGAAGAATTCCCGCCAACACCATCTCTCAGTTTTCTGGCGTTAGACCGCCGGATGTCATGGACTGTTTTCATAACGAAATTAAAACCTTTGTACCGATAGGGTACAAGTATCTTGAAGGTTCATCTCAATCATGTAATATGTATATCGGAGGTACATATTGTATGAAAGCGTATTGGGACTCTTTAACCAAAGAACAGCAGGGCGAGTTGGCCGGAAAAGTTGGCTCAACACCAGGCTACTTACGGCTGGTTTTCAATGGTTATAAAAAAGCCAGTTTTGTGCTGGCTAAAAAACTTGAGCAATGCACGTCAGGTGCAATTACGAAATCTGACTTAAGACCGGATATCTATCCGAAAGATTAACAGAACACCTTCAATTTTTAACCACAGAACGATGAGGCTAACCGTGGGTAAGCATCACTGGAAAGTAGAAAAACAGCCTGAGTGGTACGTGAAAGCTGTCAGAAAAACTATCGCGGCGTTGCCGGGGGGTTACGCTGAAGCTGCTGAGTGGCTGGATGTAACAGAGAACGCTTTATTCAACCGCCTTCGTGCAGATGGCGATCAGATTTTCCCGCTGGGATGGGCAATGATTTTACAGCGCGCGGCTGGCACTCACTACATTGCGGATGCTGTCGCACAGTCTGCTGGTGGGGTGTTTGTATCGCTTCCTGAAATTGAGGAAGTAGAGAACGCCGATATAAACCAGCGCCTGCTGGAAGTCATCGAACAGATCGGGAGTTACTCAAAGCAGATTCGTTCGGCAATCGAAGATGGGGTAGTGGAGCCACACGAGCAGACAGCAATTAATGATGAGTTGTATCTGTCAATTTCGAAGCTCCAGGAGCATGCAGCACTGGTCTACAAAATCTTTTGCGCTCCAGAAAAGAGTGACGCCCGCGAGTGTGCAGCTCCGGGCGTCGTGGCGTTTTGTGTCTGTGGAGAAACTAACGCATGAACAGTTTAACGGCAAATAACCGTTTGTCGCAACAGCTGGTGGCCAGCGTCGCTGAACACCTGTTGTTACGGCATGAATGCAGATTACCAAATCACCTGGCTGTAAGTAACCACAGAGAACTTTACCTGACTGTGGGGGGCGAGTTGTGCAGGAACTTAACCGCTGGTTTCGTGACGGAAGAGGGCTTTATGTCCATGTTATTCGTTGGGAGCCAGAAACACAGCGCGTTATCTATCTTCGCAAAGACTACCCGCATGAGTGCTTTAGTCCTTTGTGGAAATTCAGGCGTGATTTTGTTGAGTGTGAAGGACCACCAGCACATTGATTCTGCCATTCCGGGACGTTACACTGTTCAGGCACCTTATAAAGCGGGTGTCGGGATTGGCGTCCTGGAATTGCATACGGCAACAATTGGCGCGTTAGCGTCTTTTTTGTTGCTACAACTCAGCTATACCCAAATTATGGTGGGCTGGGTGGGGGCACCGAAAGGTGCGCCGGTTTCCGTATGCGCCGGTTACGCCAACCCTGCTCAGTTCACCACCAGCGAAATTGGCGTTTCCGGTGGTGGAAGTTATCCATTGCATACGGAGGCTGCCATCATGGCTACTGTCCCAGCCCTCTCTCGTCTGAATGATGAAGACTTACATAAACTCAGTTATGTAACAACTGCACTACGTGCTCTGCGCAAGGTAACTCTTTCGGATCCGCAGGCGCATCAAGTTCTGGTAGAAACCCTTCTTAACTTGCAGGCTGAACGTATTCGTCTGGCGGATAAGGCTAATTTTCATATTCACCGTCTCCTGAATATCAGCGGAGGGCATCGTCATGCTTAATCCGTTGATCCTCAATATTTGCCGTTTTCTTCAGCGTAAAAAAACATCAATTCCTACAGTTGGGCAGTGGTACACCACACCTGCAGGGCATGTTCTACGTGTTAGCCTGGTTGACCGTGAATGCCAGAAGGTGATTTGTGAACCGCTGGGCCGTAATTACCGCGTCAGTATGCCGCTTATAGCCTTTCGCTCCGGAAAAAACATGAAGCATCTCGGAGGTGCAGCATGAGTATGGAGCTGATGGTTAAAGCGATGAAAATTCGAGTAGGTAATCCATTGCGAAAACTGGTTCTGATCAAGCTGGCTGATAATGCCAGCGATCAGGGTGAGTGCTGGCCCAGCTACCAGCATATTGCTGACCAGTGCGAAATTAGCAAACGTTCTGTGATGAATCATATTGCGGCCCTTTGTGAGTCCGGGCTGGTAAAAAAAGTCACCCGGAAAGGTGAAAAAGGTAACTCAAGTAATATCTATCTCCTTCATCTGGATGGTGCAGGAGATTCACTAGGGGGTAGTGCAAATAATTCACTATCTGGTGCAGCAAATTCACCAGGTAGTGCAGGAGTTGCACCAGGGGGTAGTGCAGGAGATTCACCCAGAACCAGTCACTCTTTTGAACCAGTCAAAGAACCAGTCAATGAACCAATAGCTGTTGGTGCATCAGTTGATGAGTCCGTGCGAGTTCGTTCAAACCGACCGGAATACTCTCTGGAGTTTGAGCAGGCATGGCTGGCATATCCCAAACGTGCTGGTGGCAATTCAAAATCTGCAGCCTTCAAAGCCTGGAAAGCCCGTTTGAATGAGGGGGTAAACCCCGAAACCATGCTGGAAGGTGTGAAACGCTACGCGGGCTGGGTATCTGCGATGGGTAACAGCGGCACACAATTTGTGAAACAGGCTGTCACGTTCTTTGGTCCGGATCGTCATTTCGAAGAATCCTGGGAAGTTCCTGCGGTATCTGCAGCCAGACGCGAGGACCCGTACTTCAAAGCCAGTTACGACAACGTGGACTACAGCCAGATCCCGGCAGGATTCAGGGGGTGATCATGAGTCTTTTGAATGAAGTTCAGAAATTCATTGAAGCCCATCCGGGGTGTACTTCCGGAGACATTGCGGATGCTTTTGCAGGTTACTCACGGCAGCGCGTTCTGCAGTCAGCAAGCAAGTTACGTCAGAGTGGGCGTGTGGCTCACCGTTGTGAAGGAGATACACGCAGACATTTCCCACGCCTGACCGAGAGAGCGCAGGAGCCGGAACCACAACCAGTTCGTGAAACCAGACCTGTGCGCAATTTCTATGTCGGCACTAACGATCCCCGGGTGATTTTGTGCCTGACCCGCCAGGCGGAAGAACTGGAGTCCAGGGGCTTATACCGTCGTGCTGCAACGGTGTGGATGGCGGCATTCCGAGAAAGCCACTCCCAGCCAGAACGAAACAATTTTCTGGCGCGTCGTGAGCAGTGTTTACGGAAAAGCAGCAAGCGCGCTGTATCGGGTGATGAGTGGTATCTGTCAGGGAATTACGTGGGGGCTTAATGAGTAATAAATATTGCCAGGAGCTGGTGGAACTGCGGAACAAACCAGCCCATGAACTGAAGGAAGTGGGCGATCAGTGGCGCACGCCGGACAACATTTTCTGGGGAATTAACACCCTGTTTGGCCCGTTTGTTCTGGATCTGTTCACTGACGGTGATAACGCCAAATGTGCCGCGTATTACACGGCGGAAGACAACGCGCTGGCGCATGGCTGGTCAGAACGCCTTGCGGAGCTTAAAGGTGCTGCCTTTGGTAATCCCCCATACAGCCGCGCCAGTCAGCATGAGGGGCAATACATCACCGGCATGCGTTACATCATGAAACATGCCAGTGCCATGCGTGATAAGGGCGGGCGTTATGTTTTCCTGATCAAAGCTGCCACCAGCGAAGTGTGGTGGCCGGAAGATGCGGACCATATTGCTTTTATTCGCGGGCGTATTGGTTATGAACTGCCTGCCTGGTTTTATCCCCGAAGAATGAGAAGCAGGTGC